AGAGGTGCTGCTTCCGCGCAATGCCAAACTGAAAGTGAAGAGAGTTCACGGTAATACGATCTATGTGAATTACTTGGGGGTTTAGAATGCCAGATAGACACGGCGAAGATGACACCCCGATGTTTGAAGTTGTCGGCATTTGCCACACTTGCATTCATCAAATTGATCTTGTCGATATGGATGTATGCACCGCATTTCCCGAGGGCATTCCAACCGAGTTCCGGGTTGGCAAAGTGTTGCACACGAAGCCATATCCAGGTGATCACGGCATCCAATATGATCGAATGCTCAAATAGGCAATTCGAACATATGATGATTGCGTTCACTCGGCGAGTGGGCGTATACTTATAAACGATCGGGCAGCGCTCGAGAAAGTAGACTTATCATGTCCGGAAAGGCCAGCGGCTTCTCTCCACTGATCATCCAAGATCCAGACCATTACGACCTTCGGTCCGTGTTTCGTGCAGCTCTTGCTCGAGCAATGGACGTCGGCGAAGATGGCGGTGACAGCGATGACGGCGGCGGAGACGAAGGGCAGGGTGGCGGAGCCAGTGGTTCCGGCACCGAGAACAATGACACTAGCAACGGAGGCGACGGTGGAGCCAGCGGCTTCAGCGGCAACGACGATGGTAGAGATGATGACATCAAGGACCCGAGACTCAAAAGGGTGAGCGAAGAGGCAAAGGCGCGACGCCTCGAGGCTAAGGCTGAGAAGAAGCGTGCCGACGATCTTGCCGCTCGCCTGAAGGAGTACGAGGATAAGAACAAGTCAGAACTTGACAAAGTCACCGACGACCTTGCGGAAGCACGGGGTAGCGTTGAGGCGTTGAGCACGGAGAACGTGGAGCTTAGGCTCAAGGTCGCGCTCTTCGAGTCCGGCGAATTGGATAAATTCCAGGATCGGGCGGATGCGCTTCGCTTTCTTGACACCAGAGATTTCACGGATGAAGACGGAGAAGTAGATAGCAAAAAGCTGTCTCAATCCGTCAAGAAGCTTCTGGAATCCAAGCCTTATCTCGGGCGTGAAGGCTCCAACAATTCGTCTAGTCAGAGTTCAGGCAACGGCGCAAGCGGCTCCAGCCATAACGGAGGAAAGTCTTCTAAGGCAGAAGACGCTACCGCCCTTGCCAAGAAGTTTCCCGCACTCGCAACCCGGAGGTAATTCCAAGTCATGGCAAAGTATGATAAGTACGATCCAAAGTCAGGCGGCTGTCGTGCGCCACTGGCTGCGGATTTGAGCAAGACGAGCGGTGGTAATCCGATCGGCGTCGGTCTCAACTCATCTGGCGGAGTAGTTGCCGGAGCCGGGAATACCGGCATCATCGGCGTGCTCTGCACCACGAAGGACATGAAGGCAGGCGATATCGTGGACGTGATGCGTTCCGGTGAAATTGTCGGTCTCGGTTCGCCCGCTACGGCTGGCACCATCATCACCGCAGACACTACGACCGGAGCTATTGGAGTCACGACCCCGTCCGCGACGAAGGTGGCTGTTGGGCATACGGTCGAGGCTACTCGGCTTATTGTCAATGTTCGTACCCCCGGCTACGACGCCTGATCGGAAGGGATCAAAATACACATGAACACTCTCATCCGTGAAGACGGACTCGCCATTGTTACTCGGGAGCGATCTTCATACGATCTTCGCTCGGCGTTTGCAGCCCAATCTGTACGGGCCGCAGACCGTGGCACGAACACCGAAGGCAATGTCATCACCCAGACCGTTGACGGTCGAGATCTCAATGAGATTTGGTCCGAGATGCAGTCTGCTCTCAACGCCTGGAACGCCGGTCGATCTGCTCTTGTTAGCGCACTGACGTTCAACGTTCAGAATCCGATCGAAGATGTTGCTCAGGCAGCCATTGAGGACTTTGAGGAAGCCTCTGAGTTCGGCGAGCCGAGGGGCATTGGAGGCGGCACGTGGTTCTCGATGGGCTACGATTTCAAGTGGTTTGACGTGGCTGTTCGGTACACGTGGAAGTTCCTCGCAGAGGCGACTTCTGGCCAAGTGACTCAGCTTCACAATCAGGTTCTGGAGGCCGACAACCGCTTGGTCTTCAACAAGATCCTGAAGTCCATCTTCAACAACGTGAACCGGACCACGAACATTCGTGGGAACAACTACAACGTCTATGCCTTCTACAACAACGACGGCACGACTCCTCCCAGCTTCAAGAATTACACGTTCACCTCGACACACGATCACTATCTCGTCTCTGGCGGATCCGCGATCGACTCCGGGGATTTGGATACAATCGACCTCCACCTCAGCCACCACGGCTATGGGGCGGCGGAAGGTTCGACCATGATCGTGCTTGTCAATCGGCAGGAGCTGAACGTCATTCGTTCTCTCCGAGTGGCATCCGGTGCGTCGTACGACTTCATCGCCGGAAACGGTCAACCGCCGTGGCTCCTCCCTACCAACACCGGCGGCGTCGTGTTCCCTCAGGGCGAATCGATTCCGCCCACGGTGAACGGTTTGAACGTGGTCGGACGATACGGACCTCTCCTTATCGTTCAGGAGGATTACATCCCTGCCGGGTACGTGCTGGCATTCAGCACCGGCGGAGATAATCAGGCCTCCAATCCGGTTGGAATTCGAGAGCATCAGAACGCTGCGCTGCGAGGCCTTCGTCTGGTGAAGGGCGCTCAGCCTGATTACCCTCTCGTGGATTCCTTCTATAACCGAGGCTTCGGCACTGGCATCCGGCATCGCGGTGCTGGTCTTGTCATGCAGATCAAGGCGTCCGGCACGTACGATATCCCGTCGGCCTACGCCTGATCCTAGCTCGTCGGCTGAGTACTTGCGCAGTATCTCCCTCGAAGGGGCAGAAACGGCAACGGCGCAGGTACTCGGCAGACGTTCAAGATGGCAACAACTCGAAAGGAAATAAACCGCAAATGTCGCGAGAAGTAGATACAAGTAACGGCTATGACAACCTTTCTGTCGACGATCTTCGGTATCTCAGAAGTCGAGAACTTCTTCCGGTTGAGTATCACGATCTTTTGGACGGTGGTCCTGAAGCTGGCGTTGAGAACTACGAAGAAGAAGACGTTCAGCTTAGCGAAATGAGCAAGAGGCAGCTTCAGAAGTTGCTCGATGATCAGAACGTTGAGTATAACAGCTCGGCCACGAAGGCCGAGCTGCTCGAGCTGTTTGAAGACTGACGATGGCAGCCCCGACCGACATCGCAGAGGTCCGGCGGAACACCGATGAGAGAGACGCAAATGGAGAGTACTCCGACGTACTGATCGGGGGCATGATTGACGCTCTTGATGTTGTCGGGGCTACAGCCAAGATTTGGGAGGAAAAGGCCGCCGCCTACTCCGGCCTCGTCGACACAACTGAAGCCGGTGCTTCTCATAAGTTCAGTGATCTGAGCAAGGCAGCCAAAGCTCAAGCTGATTACTGGCGGGCGCGAGAGGCTGACATTGACGAATCTGCGAGGTCGGCCGATCATCCTAAGATCAAGGCGATTACGCGAACATGAGCTTTCGAGGGCAGGTTGCGCACGAGCGTCAGACTATGGCCTTCATTGATCAGAATCCATGCGAGGTTCTTGTCACGAGCCGAAAGCGTGTGTCGGACGGGGCTGGCGGGTGGACACGCGAGCGTGTTACGGACGTTCCAGCTCAGAAGATGCGGAAAGTTTCCGGCTTTCGTATCAGCGATGTGCAGCAACGCACGACAGTTGACGGAAAGCTCGTTAGCCCCATGTTCTCTCTCGTGGCTATGCCGGATGCACGTATCAAGCATGGAGACATTGTCATCGTTGATGGAAAGAATTACGAAATTGTTTTCGTGAGCCTGGACCCGTCGTGGCGACTTAGTGCGGAAGCAATTGAGGCTTCTGATGTCTAGAATTACGTGGAAGCAAGACACTCTGACACCGGGTGTCAAAGCATTCGGCCCGAAGCTCTTTGATGCGCTTGACAAATACATGAGCTTCAAGGAGACGAAGATACAGGATGCCATGAGAGACGGCGCTCCGTGGCAGGATAGAACAGGTAATGCCAGACAAGGTCTATTCGCCCGCAACGTGAGCCAAGCTGGCAGTAATACGTTTACTATCGTTCTGTATCATACGGTCCCTTACGGAATCTGGCTGGAGGTTGCAAACGGCGGCAAGTACGCCATCATTATTCCGACACTTCAGAGCGAGGCTCAGAGCATCATGTCGGGAATGACAAAGCTCATTTCGAAAATGAGGTCCTTTGATGTGGCGTGAATGGCTCTATGCAACCTTGTCCCAAAACTCTGACGTAACTGATATCTTCGGATCCAGGATCTTCGGAGCGTCTAGTGCCGAGGGAAAAAAGCAGATCAAGCCTTTCATTCTTCTGCGAACAGGTGCTGAAAATCCTGAACTTGAGGGAGATGACGCTCCCGCCACCTCATCGCAGTTCGCTACTGTTTGGCTTCATGATGAGCCCGGTTCATATATTCAAATCGATAATGGTTTGGAAGTAGTACGCGAGGCTTTGTTATCGCCCGCCTTGGTCGGCAGTGGTATAGCCTGTCGGTGGCTTGGCGATAGTGCGGAGTTTGCCGATGAGTCATTCGGGACAATTACTAGAAATGGTTCATATCAACTAATCAGGAGTAAATGAAATGAAGTCTATTCAGTACATTGGCACATCCGACATTCGGCATATTCGTGTCTTCGATTCTATGGGGGCAGTAGAGCACGGAGAGATCCAACTTTGTCAAGAAGAGTTTGTTAGTGTTGAGGACGACGTTGCGGAGTGGCTGCTCGCTAATGAGCCGAATGACTGGAGAATCTCCGATCCAGTGGATATCGAAAAGATGACCAAGTCAGAGCTTGAGGCAGAGCTTGATCGTCAAGGGGTAGATCGCTCTAATGCCTCAACCAAATCGGATCTTCTCACTCTATTCGAGTAATTCGTGGAGCTACGATGCAAGGCAAAGATTCTTCATGGGATAGTCGAGGATGCGACAGATGGAACCATCGAAGTGACCTGCCGATCGAGACGCTGCGGCAAACGACCGGGTGTCGTAGTTCTTCACAAGTTCGACCTCTCCTCCGGGGAGTTGTTGAGTAACAAACGGTTCAGAGAACCGGGAAAGGAATAAGCAATGGCACTGCCTAGCTACGCATTGCCGTTCGGTCTTCGGGAAGTCAAGCTCACGCCTCTCGGCGTGAATGGCGACACCGAGGGAACGGCCGTCAAGCTTCCCGCCAGCCGTACGCTCTCGTTCGGCGAAACGGAGGAATTCGAAGAGCTCCAGGGTGACGACACTACTGTCGCCTCTCACGGTGCTGGTCCGACCGTGGACTGGTCCCTCGAGGGTGGCGGTATCTCTTTGGAGGCTTATCGGGTGATGGCTGGTGGCACGATTACTTCCACTGGTGTTACGCCAAACGTCGTCAAGACGTTGGCAAAGGCCATCTCCGATGCTCGTCCATACTTCAAGATTGAAGGGCGCTCCATTTCTGACAACGGTGGCGACTTCCATTGTATCATCTATCGCTGCAAGGCTGACGGCTCTTTGGAAGGCGAGCAGTCTAACGGCAGCTTCCTCTTGACATCCGCCTCTGGTAAGGGCTTCGGCTCACTCGTGACGGGTGATGAGGGCAAATTGTACGACTTCATCCACAACGAAACCGCAACTGCGATCGCCTGATCGGTAGACGGTTTCTCCCAAATAGGAGTCCAAGGAGACCATCATGGGAACACCTAAGAGCCAGGGTAGCCGCACCACCCAGAAGAAAACTACAAGCGCGAGCGACTGGAAGAAGAAGAAGAACTTCGGTGTAGAGCTCCGGGTTCCAAGCGGCAACGTTTGTCTCGTTCGGCCGGTTGGCCTCGAGGCTTTCATTAGCCAAGGACTCATCCCAAATGCCCTCATGCCAATCATTCAAGAGAGCATGAAGACAGGAGAATCTCCAGAGTTGACGGAGGACATGGTCAGCGCTGAGATGATGGCGGCTATGGTCAAGCTGTTCGACTCTGTGACCGTGTATGTGGTTCAGCAGCCCACCGTTCACCCCGCTCCGAAACCTGGAGAAGAGCGCGAGGAAGACCTTCTATACGTGGACGAAGTTGATCTTTCAGACAAGATGTTCATCTTCAATTTCGGGGTCGGAGGTACCCGCAGCCTCGAAGGCTTTCGTGAGGAACTTGGCGAGCGTATGGAACTGCTTCTGCCAGTCTCAGGCGATGAGGATTCGGCCGAGCGAGCTGCTGGCGATCCAGGATGAGTATTTGGCGTACTGTCTGGACGAGGTTGTTATGACATTCGGGACGTACGTCAAGAATGAACTTGAAAGCGTAAAAGGAAAGAACGAGAAGGAAATTGAGGGGCGGCGGCTCCTAGTTCTTCGCAGACTCCTCTCCGGAGAAGGTCCAAAATTCCGAGAGCCGGTTGCAACAAAGTAGGTTTGCCATATGCCAGATTATGATCTAGGTACAGCACGAGGCAAAATCGAAATTGATGCGTCTGGCGCCGAGCGCGGATATCAGAAGGCTCAGGACGCTCAGAATCAATTCATCAAGAGAGCCGGAGCGCCTGTTCCGGATGGCGGTCTAGCCAAGGTCGGCAGCCTTGCAAATATGACCGCCGATCAATTGAACGAAGTCGGCGGAACGCTCCAGAGGACGGGGTTAGCCGTCGGCGGCGTTGGCGTCGCGATGGTCGGTGCGCTCGGTTTGGCAGTCAAGTCGTCTGCAAATTTCGAAAAGACGATTAGTGCCATTGGAGCAGTGTCTGACGCCTCCGGAAAGCAGTTAGATCAACTGCGCAAGAAGGCTCTTCAGATCGGCGCAGACACGCAATTCAGCGCCGCTGAGTCGGCTCAGGCCATGGAAGAGCTAAGTAAGGCGGGGCTTAGCGTAGAAGACATTCTCAACGGGGCAGCAATCGCCACGGCCAATCTGGCGGCGGCTGGCGGTACCGATTTGCCAACTGATGCGGCCATTGCAAGTTCGGCCATGAATCAGTTCAAATTGGCAGCGTCCGACCTCCCTAGGGTCGCCGATTTGATTGCCGGTTCGGCCAATGCGTCGGCCATCGATGTCAATGACTTCGGCATGGCGATGAATCAAGCTGGTATTGCGGCTAGCACTGTTGGTCTTTCATTTGACGACTTGGCACTTGCCATTACGGCGATGGGGAAACAAGGTCTCAAGGGTCAGATGCAGGAACGTCTCTCAAGACGATGCTGCTCAATCTCCAGCCTCAGACAACAAAGCAAATTGCTCTTTTCGAAAAACTT